TGATGTACTGCTTTGTAGAATAGATCTTCACGCTTATCATTAAGCTTGTAATACTTAACCATGCGCTTACCAGATTTAGACGGACGCATTTCCATAGCGCCATCAAGCATGCGATGCGCAGTTGATAGCATTTGCGCAGATTCCACAATCATTTTTGGAACGTGTTTGTCGCACTGCCACATAGCAGAAACGATTGGACAATTATCTAATACAAATATATTCATAATATAATATACCCCTGCCGAATAATCATAATATTATTATACCAAATCGGCAGGGGCATGTACACTCCTAAATTTTCGTTTAAGTTGAATATTGAACCTCAGCAATTCGACGTTTTAAGAAATCATGCTTTTTGAGAATTTTTTGCATTCGATCTACCTTTCCTTTTTTCTCTAATTTCTTAGCGTAGATTTCCAATTCGGTTGCGTCTTTCTTAAGTCTTTCGAGCTGAGCTAAAACCATGTGTACTTTTCTCCAAGGGTTGATGTTTACCCTCAGTCGATTAAGCCGGGAAAAGCCTCCTTTACCAACGGCCTAGTCAGACCTTTGGGCGTTTCTTTGTTAATCATAGCAATAACGAGCTCTGCGTCTTTTGGATGCACAGCTTCTATCAAACCGATAAAAATATTTTCGCGCTTAAAGGCCGGCAGTTGTTCGCCGGGTCCACCTTTCGCGAAATACTTAAACTTTGTGTTTTCTCGCATGAGATTTGCTGGATGATTATGAGCTTCTGACGCCGTGTATGGCGGAGCTCCGGGCGGGAGAATCCATTGAATTCGTGTATCCATTGAACCCTTAATAATATCTTTCAAAGCCCATGATTCATTTTCTTTAAGGACTTTAATCTTATCTACTTTACTTCGCTTCTTGGCAACTTCTTCCAAGACTTCATGTACATACTGTTTCATTAAACAAACTCCTGAACACTTTCAATCAACTGCTTCATTCTGTTAGCAACAAGGTATGGAAACACCTTTGTCTTATCACCAATAGGATCATCATTATAACTATTTATAATTTTCTGTTTGAGATCGTTTGGTGTTTTTGTGAGATCAATGAGAGTTTCATTGCGCTGATAGTTACGATACCACGATGCAGCATATAGCAATTCACCTTCAGCTAGATCTTCGATAATTGCTTCTTTCTTTTTCTTTGACAGTGGTGTTTGACGACGACCATCGACCAGAGTATCATCATCTGATAGAACATTTGGTACACCATCACCGGTATCACCCTTTAGAATTTTTTCTTGTAGGTTAAGACGTGGATTGTCATCGACCACAAACTTCTTGAGCATAGGAGAAAATTGCTTGACATTGTCATACCGCTGCAGCTGTTTGAAGTCACCGTCGGAAGATACAATCATAACATCTTCATAGTTACCGAATTCTTGAGTCTGCTCGACCAGAGTACCAATAACATCGTCAGCCTCACAGCCTTCAAGGTGAATTACTTTGTAAGGAAAGTTTTCACGGATCTCATCTTTGATTTTATGCATAATACGAAATGCTTCGTTCCAATCAAAGGTAGACTCATCACGGCCTTTACGACGATTTGCTTTGTATTGAGGGAAGTAACTACGACGCCAGTTGTTAGCACCATCACAAGCAAGAATCATTTGACCATAGTCATCACGAAACTTTTTATTGTACATTCGCAATGAATTAAGAGTCATATGACGAATCATACCTTCGTCAAGGTTTTTAGTAATAAGAATAGTGGCAAGGCAAATGCCAGAGTAATCAACGATAATCATTATCTAACCTCTGTGTCAAGCTCAATAGAAAACATAGTGTATACTCCTCAATTGTTGGATCTATTATACACTATTTTCTTATAAAAGTAAACTACTTTTTTACATGTTTTGCGTGAATTTTGCAACCAATAAACTCATTGTAATACTCGTCAGAAAGCAAGACGTCATACTGAAACTGCAACTTAGCTTCATAGTATGACATCTCTCCTTTTGTCTTGCAAAGTCGAAGGATTTCTCTATGATAATTATCCTGCCCCTTTTCCTCTACGAGGAGCTGGACTTCTTTGCTGCTGCCAAAATAAGTTTTCCAATCGGACTCAACACGAGTTCTGGATCTACGCTTTCGTGTTTTTGTGATTGGGAGAGTCTTTGGCTTCCAGAAGTTTTTCTTTCCGATGTATTTTTTACCAGTGTCTTGCTCTGTAATCTGGTAGACGAATCCTTGATATTCTTCTGGCGTCTCATCATATTGTTTGTTTTCATAGTACCACATGAAGATATTTATTCATCTTCAAGTAATAACTCCTGATCGTCAAAATCAAGTCTGCGCGATTCGACTTCTGCTCTTCTCCCACAGCATGGACAGAATTCGGGTTTGCTATATGCAAAAACGTCTGTAGTAGTTTCGCACTCTTCGCATTCAATTCTATATTCTTTCATTTTTGATCCTTTTGAGGATTTCTCTCTTGCGATCATCGGTTGCATAGAACCATTCACGAATTTCGTCTTGAGTCCTATTGCAACCGATGCATATACCGTTATCTATCATGCAAATTTTGAGACACGGTGAAGGCACATTAGAAGTCGATTTCACAAGCACCACCAGCACATGCTGCAGCACCAAGTGTATCTACATCTGTATACTTCTTCTCTGTCAGATCTTCGATCCAATGCATAGGCTTTAAGTTTGCTTGGATTTTATTCCACTTGTGTAACAGATAAGAATCTTTTAAGCAATGTTCTGCTTTGATCTCATTTGATCCACAATAGTTTTCTGCAAAGTTCTTGAAACGACGAACCCAATCTTGTCTTGCTGCGTTCTCTGCCGATTCAAGAGAAATATCCATGCCCCAACCCTGTGCAGTCGAACATGCATCCCAAAGATTAGGGAAGACTTTCAATGCATCCACCACCATACCAGATGCAAAGATAGCTGCAGTGTCATATTTCTTTACCATTTGTTTTGCGGTAATCACTGCTGTGTTTGGTGCTTGGTTATAGTCTTTATCACCAGACATTGGAAGGAATGAAATACCAGCAAATGAATGACGATTTTCAAACACATACTTTTCTACTTCATCCCAATCATCAACGATAATAGTGTTAGATACGTTATGACGAATACCTTTGTCAGCACAAAGTTCTTCATTTGTACCAGCATTCACCCAATGTTTTTGAGCTTTCTTAACGAGTTCAAGGTGCTTGACACCAAGGAGCTCATCCTTGTAAATTGATCCTTCTTTTGGAAGAATTGGAAACGACACTACGACATCAGTTCCGCCAGCAGACCATACGGATTCTTCAACCATATATGGATTAGCCTTAATAATGGCTTGAGTAATTTCAGACTCTTTATTCATCTGCACATTTCTGATATACATGTCTGAGTGCTCAGCATGGATTCCAGAAGCGGTTTGTAAAAGAACCGATGCATTACCACTTGGCTTAACGCAAGTAGTACGAGCAGCAGGATTAATACCAATAATGGCGGATACTTTTTTATTAATATCTCTAACAATCTTTGCTCCTTTTTCAAGAATTTTATCATTGAAAAGAATATCCGGATTGTTCATCCAACCTGTAATCGAGACTCCGAGCAATGCCTCACGATCAAAGATTTTCTTTGATGTGTCAGACAAGAACTTAAAGTCTGTGTACCCAGCTTGTAGGGTACCGAGGATAGACGCTGCGCGGCATGCCTTATAAAAGTCTTCCTCGGTATTGCAACTTCCTCCGTTAATCTCTGTTAGGTTACAACCCTGCCAACCAGACTTGTTTCCTAACTTAGGGAACATACCAATCTCAACACATGGATTAGTTGTATGCTCTGTAGATTCAACGAAGACGAATCCTGGTTCACCAAACTGCTTGACAGATTCCATAATCTTACCAAACTGTTCTGGTGTTGTCTTATCACGAACAATAACTGCTGAGTTATTTGAACGTGCTCTTTGTGGATTTTCCATAAACCAATTGCCAGTTTTAGCATTCATCATCTCTTCATCGTCTGGCGAGAAAAGACAAATCGTAGCCGAACGACGAACACCACCAGACAAGACAGCGTCTGCTGCATGCATAGCAATATCATATACATTAATCGGCTTGATTGCTACTGGTTCTTTTTGGTCTAATACAATACCTTGGAGTAAATGTTCGATTTTATCGAGTGAACGACGCAATCCTTCTGGTCCTGGTGCTTTAAATCCTCCAGAAATTTTAGCACCCTTTGGACGAATTTGTGATAAGTCAAAGAAAACTCTACGTCCTTCATAGTCGGGATGTTTACCACCACCAACAAAATAAGAAGACATCAACACGTCGAGTGCAGATGCCCATCCTTCAATAGAGTCTTCTACGATATAACCTTTAGCTTGTTTAGTACGAGCTTGAAGCTTTGGTAATTTTTTAACATGATGCTTTTGCACAGAGAAACCTGCACCAGCACCACAGAGGAGAATATAAAAAACTTCCCCAAAAAATTCGGGGCGATCAGCATAAGAAGACGTACAGTTATACATACGCATCTGATGCTTCATCAATTGTTCACCGCCGAATTGCAAAGCACGTTGAGCACCAAGGACTCTTTGTTCTTTATAGGCTTGTCTCGCTTCTTCGAAATATTCTTTTAGTTCATTATTTTTTTCTTTGTAATTTTCTTCGTGCATTTCTAATACACGATCGACAGCCTCGTCCCAAGTTTCATATCTACCTTCATTTTCAACATATCGTGAATAACCTTCGTAGAACTTGGTTTCCGACAAAAACTTCCTTGTGTCAACAGCTGCTGTTGCCATCCTACTACCTCTTATAACTGAATAATTTTTAACTGATTGTAGTATTATATATCAAAACGCGAGTTTTGTAAACTGTTAATTTGCGTATTATTCTACAACCGGAGGAAAATATTTTTTTACCATTTCCAGCATATCATCATATTCAGAAATTTGTTTCATCTCGATCTCAATAGCCTCAATAATATCTGAGTGCTCACCGATGCCAGCTGGATTATCGAGATAGACCTCGATGTTGGCTACATGCTTATCAACATGACCTTGTGCATGACTAATAAATGCTCTAATCAGTTTTTCTCTCATTTTCTAATTCCTCAATTCGTTTTTCAAGTTCATCAATTTTCTTTGTGACATATGGATACTTTTTTCTCCATGCGTCTGTGGGTTGCTCAAACCAAGTCCAACCCCATCTCTCAACTAGATAATCAAGAGTCTGATCTAACTTGGCATAACACCACAGACCAGCTCTCGTATCTTTAAAATAAGCCAGAAAGGCTGCACCAAGAAGTGAGCCTCCTATAGCTGTATATATCCACAGCGTATCTTCAAACATACGCTCTATCATTATTCTGACTTCCAGATTGTCCAAGCACCATATGCAATTGCACCATATGCTGCAAGTTTAGCAAACGGGCCGGCAATCAAAATGACTAGGCCAACACCAATTAATACAGCGCCATCCCAGCTAGTTCTTTCTTCTATTCTATTTGTAATCCATCTTTTAATCATTTATTTCTCCATTAATTTGACTGCAGCGTCGTAATCTTCTTTTGATACAACACCTTCAGCTAATAATCTTTCTCTGTTGGCCATATGCTGTGCTTGAATATCATCTTTACTTTCTCCGTGATAAGGAACGCAGTGTCCTTCACTAATCATAATATCGGTTACAAGACGACCATCATCTGCTCTAAAGTCTCCAAGGATACGACCAAATTTACCTTTCATATCTTCACCAGACTTATCTTCTGTTGTAATAAGTTTAGCGTCCTTTTCAAGTAAAGAATAAAGTCTATTCTTTGCAGCAAGTCCAAAAACTTTTTCTACCTTATCAGATGTCCTCGATTCAGGTGTATCTATACCCATAATTCTCACACGCTCATCTTTTAAGCATACACCAAAACCGAGGTCAATGTCAACATCTACTGTATCTCCATCAACAACTTTTACAACTTGAACGTCGTATTCGTTCTTTTGCATTTAGTCCTCCTTGATAGTATAATTAACATAGTTAGGCATGCCATGATCTTGTACACCATCAAGAAGTCCGGATCTCCATCCTCTCCACTTATCTTTCACTCTCTGCCACGGTGTCATTTTACGAATCTTACCATAGTGGTTGATATAAACCATTTGACCGTGGTGTTTATATCCCATTAGAGCAAGAGGTACTCGAGTTACAACATCGTTATTATTTACGAATCTCCAATGTGGAGTTTTAATTCCTTTGACAAAAGATCTTGTACCAGCCCGTGGCGATCCATACGTGTACAATCCATCAACCGTTCTAAACTCTTCAACACGAGAAGTACAAAGAGTTGCCATTGCAGCCCCAAGTGAGTGGCCACAGATATAAAGTTTTCTGTCAGTGTGTTCTTCGGCAAGAAGCTTTACATCATCCCAGAGTTTATCTAGTTCTGTGCGGAATCCAGCATGTACCCAACCATCAGTCATTGACTTTCTGGGCCACGCTTTTAGATCTGCCATAATATCTGAAAGTTGGTCTGGTTCAGTACCACGGAACGCAATTACTTTTTCTTCATCATTCCACACAATATGACATTGCGCTTCTTCATGATCAAAGAAAAGATGATGATGATATCCGAGTTCTTTGAACCCTTTTTGAGCTTCTTGATCTTGATATGCTAGATTAGCACATATCGCTAGTTTATTGGCTTTCTCCAGATTCAGTTCCATTCTGAGCATTCTCCTCTTTTGGCTCGTCAGTCACTGCATCTTCATAGTAAACTATAATCTCGGTTTGTTGGTTGATATATCGACGAAGTTCTGCAATATTTAAAGCAAGATTTTCATAGTCTTTCATACTCAAAACCGTAAAGGCAATCTCACCATATTGCTCTTCGTACTGTTTTAAAAATTCTTCTAGCGTATCTTTAGTAACAACTCTTACTCGAGTATCAGTTAGCTGGAGCGGCTTCGGTCTCGCCACCACCGGTATTACTGTCTTCTCGATTTTCGTTACTACCTTGATCTCCGGTTCCGGTAGCACGCGGCTGCAACCACTCAGGAAGACTAGACTCGCTACCAGTAATATTACCGGTGTCTTCCATGAACCTACGCCATAGCTTTGCTGTAGCACCATTCATCTTTCCTTCTAAAACTGCGGCATCTTTTAATGCCTCAACTACGAGATTCATTCTACTTAGCTTACCTCGTAATTCATCTCCATAAGCTTCTGCCTTTTGTAAATCTTGCTGCAATTGATTATTAAGATTGGCCATCTTTGCTGCATCAGCTTGCATAGTTTCAATACTAGCTTGCGCAGTGTCAATCGCGGTTTCTAGCTTAGCATTATTTTCACGAAGAGTTGCGATTGTCTGCTGAGTCGTGTCATAGTAATACTTAGCACCATAACCAACACCGCCGAGTATCGCTAGAATAAAAATAAGAGCATAGACTTTAAGCATTAATCTTCCCATCCTGGTGTAGGAGCTGCAGGAGCTGCGGGGGCGGCTTCACCTTCTCCAATCTGAGTAATGGCTGTTTTTAAATTAATAAATCCAGAACTATAGAATGGTGGATTTAGTCCAATTCTTTTATCCATAACAATTGCTGGAGCTGCTGATAAAGAAAATAATGTACCAGCTTCTGCAGAATCCAATGGCGTGATCCCATGCCAATCAGAATCTAAATTATCAGCTGCAGATGGACCAAGGATAAAATAATTAGCAATAGGCTGGCTAGCCATATTAGTCTCTCCTAATTACAACCGACGCCATGGAGCTAATTGGAAAATATTGATATTTATTTCCATCTATCTCTGCGCTATCGCCCCAAAATCCTGCACCGCCGGGCCCTCTATAAATTCCAGCCTTTTCTGACATATTAATCATATTACCACCCAGCGATGCCCAATCAAAGAGTGTAGGAGTAAGGGTAAGACTATTATTACCGTTTGAATCAAGAATCTTCAATCTACCATATGCCATATTCGTCAAGCTAGAGTAGTTGTCAGCTTGAATAACACCCCTAAATACGGCCGCATTACATGGCCAATCTAAGTAGCGGAAACCTATTTGGGTTGTCCACGCGCCTTTGGCGGCGTTGTTCCAGGTGCCAGACACGCCGCCGTATGGTTTATCAAAACTGGTGCCGGTCGTATTAAAGGTGGTGTTAGGTTGTTGAGTTGCATCATCATCAACAGCTTCATTAATCTGATCAAACTTAAAGTTGTAGTCGCCACTGGTGGAAGTAGTACCACTTAATGCAATATTGCGATACTTTGTGCCATCTAGACCATTGTAAATATTGCCCGGGAAATGGATTTGAGGTGCGTGCGTATTGGCCGCGTCCCATTCGGACGACCAGCCGATACTATTTTGTCTAGCAGTCTGACTGCCGCCGTTAAGCTCACCAATTCCAGTTAATTGCCAGCAACAAGGTACATTACTATCGGCAATTGGTTTTAATTTATCATAGTATTTGAAATAATTGGGTTGATCAAATTGATGTAAAGCATTAAACACAAAGTACTCTACATTATCCTGCTGTGACCCCAATAAAGCTAATTTAGTTTGGTCGGCAAAAATATGAATTTCTCTATTTTGCTTATGACTTACACCTTGGCCTCTTAAGTCAACATCTGCATCACTGGTACTAGTGTTATTGCCCATTTGTCTATTTTCTAGCGTTGTGCCAAATCTATTTCTTGGTACAATCATAGTAGGAGCATCGTCGCCATCATATATAGCCGAATTTTCAGCATTGCCCATTACTTTAATATCAGCGTATTGTGTATGGCCAGTATCATAAGTTGTTTTAAGAGTATATTGTGATCCATGCCATGCTGATGCAGAACTATAATCAAGTGCGTCTGATCCTAATGATTGAGCGCCGCCCGTTCCTGCAAAAGTCCAATGAGAACTATCGGCACTAATCACCTCACAGCCAGCAGAGTCAAGTCCAGGATAAGCATCAAAACTAACAGATGCTGGAGGATTATAATAGTCTGTAATCAATTTTACAATTGATAAATTTCTTTGACGATTAGTGCAAGAAGGAGTAAATCTAAGTTTTGCGTACATGTTAAGTTTTCCTAAAAATAAAATTGATCTTTACATCTGAACCAGCTGTTGAAGACCCAACTTGAGTAACATCGACTGTTATGTAATCACCTTGTGCAAATGTAGTTGTATCTGAATTTGTTGAAGAACTGCTACCATCTGCAATTGAAATTGTTTTAGCGCTTGTTCCATTTTTATTAATAGTAATATTAAGAGAGGATCCTGCTGGTGCTGTACCAGCATATGCATTAATATTAATTAATGTGCAAGTTTCATAAACATAAAAATTTGCAGTTCCCGATGCAACTGAAACAGCTCCGGGTAAAGAATAAACTTTATAAAAATCTCGTGAGTCTTGCAAGTTAACAGAGGCTGCAGCGGCCAAATCTCTATTTTTAGTTGACACTCTGGTCCTCCATATACTTTCTAAAACGCTTAAGCAATACCGGTATCTGATCTTTCTTTCGCCGGCGATCATGCATATACGTGGTCTTTAATCTTGGTCCTATATTCTTTGTATCGTGCGGAATACCAGCATCTGCTGTAGTCGTCATCTCACTCGCCTGCTGTGCACTTCTCAATGCATCGGCTGTAGGAGCACCTTTTTCACCCGGCTTTCTCATACGCTTGCCAGATTTTCTACGCTTATGGATGTTGGCCCAAAGCCCCGGTCTATTACTCATTTGTAAATCTCGCTTGTTGCTATATATATTTTTTGATTCGTTTTAATATGAGTCGCTTCATATATATCCAAACCCAATACATCGCCAACTGGATAACAATCTTCTTTAATTCGAATCTGATCTTTTGCCCAGACCATTTCTTCACATGATTTATTTAAAATCTTAGGATTGTGAATTCGATAAACTCCGGGTGATAACTGCTTATCTTCAAGAACAAACCACTGAGTATCTTCTGCTAAAAGTCCTGAGGCGTCGACTCCGCACTCCCGCAGGATCTTTCTAAGCTTATTATCAGATAAGGAATACCTTTCTTTAATGAGATACAGAGCTGCGGCAAACGATCCGAGCTTGCTGCCTCCTCCAGGGATCTTGTTGAGCAACCGCTTAACATTAGCAGCAAGGCGAATGAAAGGAGTATAAGCAGATTTCTTTTCATCGTTGTCTATTTTCTCGTTCTTATTGCGTTTACCATTATCATCAATAATACCGAGCTTATAAGCATCCCAATCTTTCCAATCCATTACGAGCATTCGTATGAATCGAAAAGTGTAAGTTAGATCTGCTGCTCTTTTTACCAAACCCATTAAATCTTCCTTAAAGCTTGTACTACAGTCGGATCCATCACCATTCCAGTATATTCATCTGTTCGAATATACTTGAGAAAAAGTAAGAACGGTTTGACTACTGGCCAGTGTTTCTCATCTAATTTTAATTCTAAAATTTTTAAACCCGCCTCAACACCAAAAGAATTAAATACTACAATCATATGATTCAGAATTAATCTTTCTGCTAAATCACCATTCTCTAGATAACGATTTACTAATCTTTTAATATACTTAAACCTTTTTAAATCCTCATAGAACTCTTCAATATCAGAGAACTGTGGATTATAATAATGTTTTGCCGCATACAGAAAAAGATTTTCTTCGGTCAGCTCATTAAATATCATCATAAAGGTATTTATTACTTATTTTTGCATCGATGCATAAGCAGCTTTAATACCCGCTAATTCGTCGCGTGATTCCTTTACTTCTGCAGAACCCATACCCTTCTTAGTTGGATCTTCGGGTGGATTAATAACTTTCTTATCACCCTTTGGATTATCATTTGGACGCTTCTTAGCATTTCCAGTTACACGACCCGCTTTCGAAGCATCATCATGAGATTGCTTTTCAAGATCATCTGGAGCAGAATTGCCGGCATAATCTGCTTTCATCTTCTTGGCGCCGGCGCCTTTAAGATTATTATCCATTGGCTCTGCTTCGGCTGCACCTTTATAGTGCTTTGACCGATCGCCTTCAAGAACCATCATGAGTTTATCACGAATCGTGAGCGATTCTTTCTGTTCCATTTCTGCACCTTTTCCTTTACCGCTATCCAGCTTAGGATTCATAGTCGCTGTTTCACCAGACTTTTTCTTAGGATCTTTGATTTTCATTGTAACTAAACGATCTGGTTTATCTGAATGAACTACACGCTTTGCTTCGTCAGTTCCTTCTTTTTGATCGGCAATCTTATGAGCTGTATCTTTTTTCATAGTTACCGGATGTTTCTTGCCGCCAAAATTAAAATGAGACTTGCCAGCTTTCGCAGCGGCAGCAGCTGCACCGTGAAAAGCGGTACGCTCGTTTGCTGGAATCTCTTCGGGAATGATGAATTTCTGTGACATTGTTTTCCTCTACATCCACATGTTGGTTGCTATTGCGCCGGCAGTTGCAACAACAACCACCCAAAATAGTTTATGAATTAACTGTACTGTTCTATTATTATCATTTACCTTTGCTTCAATCTCATCAAGTTTTTGAGAGAAGCGATTCAATCTTTCCATATGGTTATTCTGATTTTCCTGCATAGCAGCAATTTTTTCCTCAGCTCTAGCCAATGACACCATAGCATCAGCGAGCTTATCAAGCTTGTCTTCTATTCGATCTAATCTAACGTTTGTTGAATCTGGCATATCAGTTATTCCATTGAAATATATTGTTGCTATTTATA